ACGAACATGCATGCCTTCAATGCGAAGGGTGTCATCACCAAGTACGATACTCTGAACGATATTCTCAATGAGTTCTGGGATGTGCGCCTCAACCTGTACGAGACGCGACGCCTCCACCAGATTGAAAAGCTGGAGAAGGAGGTTCCGTATCACGAGGACATCGTTCGCTTCATCGAGGGGCAATGCATGGACAAGCCAGTCCCGGATCTGCGCCGCAAGACGAAGGCGGAGTGTGAGGCTCTGTTGACGGAGCACAAGTACACTCATCATGCAGAGATCCTGCGTCTGCCAGTGTCTTCGTTCACAGCAGAGGTCATAGCCAAGCACCGCGCGGATCGTGAGAACGTTCTGAACCGTCTGGAGCTGTTGCGCGGTACAACGGCTCAGGCGCTGTGGCTTGCTGATTTAGAGTCGGTGTAAACAACAAGAGTATGGACTACAATGCAATTCTGCGGTCTATGGACCAGGCTGCAACTGGAACCTATTCATTTGCAACTCCAACACCCGTTGCAGCCCGCGCGGGAGTTCAGTTTCAGGGTGATGTCCGGTTCGCTGGTCCCGATATCGGATCGCGCAATGATGCCAATGCAGTCCAAGCAGTTCCTCGCACTGTCCCTGTGAAGCATTATGTTGTGATTGATGCATCTCAACGCAACTGGGTTCAGCAACCAAATCCGTATAGCAATCTCGTGTATAGCTTTGGAAGCCAGGCTCTTACCGGATACTCTCCACCTGTCTATACGAACAATCCATTCATTCCCACATTTGGCTCAGACTCAAACGGAGTTCTGAACACGCAGCCGGGCAAACCAAACACAGCTGGATGGTACCTACCCGGCGCAACACTTACTTTTTACCCTGCATACAACTCTTCACTTCCCAAAGGCAACTTCTTAGCCTATGATACTGGGTATACAGTCAACCCCTCTGGACTTGGGTTTGGAAGTGTGTTCCTGCCTTCTAATGTTCAGTCGATCAAGCTTGTTCGTGCACTTCTTCCGCAGCGCCAGTTTATTCAGGTCCCAATCCTTGTGACTCCTTCGACCGTGACAACGCCCGATCCGAACTATGGAGCCGGTGGAAAGATTCAGAGTGCAATCGTAGGAACGTCCTTCTCAACCTTTTCAACCTATCCATACCTCCTCTTCAATCTCAATGAATATCTCGGAAAGTACGTGGGTGGCAACGAAGCCATGCGCAGGTCTTTTTCAGTAATGACACAGAGGACAAGGACACAGACGAACTTCTCAATTGGCGTAGGTGTTCAGCACTATGACTATGAACCTTGGAATGACGAGGCACTTGTCTTCCAGAGCCCGATCACAACACTTCAACAGTTGAAGATTAGTGTAACAGATCCAATTGGTCTACCGTTCACCCAGAACGATGGACTGAATATCACTCTTATCCAGACGGATTCCAACCAACTGTTCTTGAAATGCATCACTGGTGCGAGTCAGTACTTTAGTAGTAACGAACTCCGCGTCGGTGATCGAATCATCTTTGACCAGACTACCCTTTCAAACATCATAAAGGCTCCATTGTTTGGAGGATCATCAGGTGATGACAAGCGATCACTGGCGATTGCACTTTCATCCACATCATTCCCCGTCCTTCAGTTGTTGGACTACGTGAAGGAGCCTGAAACGGGTCGATATGTAGAACGTACCTCATCCAACAATACTCTGCGATCGACATCCTATGAAGCTTCGTACAACGGGTTTATCATTCCAAACTTCCTGAACACGGCTGCAGACGGTAGTGTGACGGCGACATATTCAAATGCACCCGATGCAAACACATACACAATGTATTCTTTCCCCGTGCAGTACAACGTCAACCCTGCCCAGTTTGCACAGAACCTACCTTTCTTGAATATATCCCTACAGCCTACCTATACACTGGAACTCACATGCCTTGAACCAGACACGGGCCAGCTCGGAGGCAAAATCACACAGTAATTTCCCCCCTCTACACAAATGTCATCCCTTGTGCAATACTGGGTTAACAGTCTTTCAGATTTCTACAACGGAACTGCCATCCCGAATGCCCCCAAGCATTCGGGACGTCTTCCACTCTCTGACAGCGAGGAGAAGCTGCCGATTCCGCGCGGGACTCTCTACGCTGCTGATGAGCCGGTTATGATCCCCCGCCTCGTGGCTGAGCAGATCCAGTACCGTCACAGTAATACGCCGCTCAATAGCGTGTTCTTCAGTCAGAGCAACATCGATAACCTCCAGCAGAAGATCCACGATGCAGTCCTGGAGATGAGCAACGGCGAGAACAATATCAGCCCTCAGAGTGAAGCTGACCTGATGCTTATCATGCGTAGCTACTACCTTCAGTATGCTCAGAACGACCCAGACAATGTTGCTACTGAGCTCGATCAGCTGAACCAGCGCGTAGTTGCATTTGCCTCTAACCGAATCATGGTTGAGATCGTTGCATACAAGCGCTACCGCAAGGACATCCTCGACTTCCCTGAGCCGATCGAGCGCCCGAAGGACATGCAGATCTATGGAACGCGTACCGGTGAGCTCAAATCATTTCTGTGATCGTGATTTTTTCGTTTCTATCATTTTAGCAATACTTTCAGGGGTCATCTTATTTCCAATCATTCTTGTAGACATTTTTACCCTTGTTTCGTCTGAATGTTTATGACCAGGTTTTCCTTTCAGACTGGCGGATATCTTTGCACGTTGTTCTTCGCCTATGATTCGCCCACGCGCCTTCTCTGCTATCTTTGCCCTTGTTTCATCCGATAGTCTGCGTCCAGTACGAGATGCAGCGCTCTTCGAGATTGTTTCGGGTGATAAAATTCGACCCTTTAATGCTTCAGACATCCGCTGTTTTGATTCGTCTGTATGTTTGCTACCGGTTCTGCTTGCGATTAATGCGGCCCTTGTGGATTCAGGCATTTTGATACCAGATCGCGCTACCTTACTACCACCGCACCATACCATGTTATATCCACCAGGCGTATCCCATGTGTAAGATGAGTACTGCTCTGCAAAATATGATTCCATGTTATTTAATGAAGCATATGGGACTAAACATAACAGATCGATTTTAAACGAATGGACACCATGTTTTCTAATAGCCGCATGTAGCGCATAGGGTGATCCATTCTTACTCGAATTGACATGAATACTAAATCTTCGAATAGGATTTGTAAATCGTGTCTGACCTACATAACATCTACCATTTTCTAAATTACGAATAAGGTATATACATCCACTCATTATTCACTCGTCTGGATTTTCTGTCTAAGTTCTGCGGTAGTCTCAATGATACGCTATGGCGACCGCGTGTTCCTCCATGAGGGGTCACGGTGGTATCTATGGGAATCCTCGTGGAAAATGTATCGCCCAATCGACGGCTTACGATGGACAGGCACAGATCTCAAGCTAGACGACCGCGCATATTGCACGGACCCAATGGACGACCTCTATGGGTTTGGAACGCATCGAATGTACAATCACTGCTTCAATCTGAGCCAGAGCTTTGGAGATATAGAGAATGCAAAACCAGTTCCCTTTCTGACCATTGGTACACCAGAATGGTTTCGTGACAGGCCTATTGCACTAACCCCCTGTGCACCGAGAGACATTGAGTCATGGAAGCGAATGAATCTTCGACGTAAGACGGTGCGTCGTCATGCGCGGAAGACATTTACGAAACGTAACACGAAGTAAAGTAATGCGAGTCAATTTTATTGGTAGTTTCGGCAAGAATACGGGCGTCTCACAGGACGTCTCCATTCTGCATGGGTTGGTTGCACATGTATTGGATAAGGATGCTAAGATTCGCCATGTTCCTCATCAGTTTCCACAGTGTCCGCAGGCTGAGGTGAACTTCTTCATTGAGGTGATCAATCCTTCTCTGTTTGTGTATGCATCGAAGAACATCTGGGTGCCGAACCAGGAGTGGACCTATGCTACATGGGAGCCGTACTCAAAGATGATCGATGAGATCTGGGTCAAGACGAAGGAGGCTGAGGAGCTGTTCCTGAAGTGGACGCCCAATGTCAAGTACATTGGTTGGACCTCGATCGACAAGGGATATGAGACCAACAAGGATCCTATGAAGGGGATTGTTCCTGTTGGAAAGAACATTTGGCGTAACCCGAAGCCGATTCTTCAGACGTACATGCGCATCCTTTCGCAGAAGCCAGACGTGTTCCCCAAGCTTCCTCATCTCACAATCGTGCGTGATCCAGAGCGTGTGGCAGTTGAGATCCCGGAAGAACTAAAGACCAAGATCGATGTCAAGGGAGTCATTCCCGAAGAGGAGTTTAAGGACCTCCTTCATACGTCTGCTCTCGTGGTCTGCACGTCTGCAGCGGAGGGGTTTGGACATGCAGTCAACGAGGCCATGTCGGCTGGGTGCATCCCGATTCTTAGCCCCATTCAGCCCTTTCGTGAGTTGACAAAGAATGCCCTTTGGGTGTCCAATGCAAAGGTGATGGCACATCCTCAGTGTCTGGGAGTGTTAGAGGATGTTGATGTTGACTCTCTTGCAGATGCATTTGTTGATTACACTAAGCTATCAGCCGACGACCGCCGCTCGATCATGATGGACAGTCGTGAGTCATATGAGGACCGTCATGAGACATTCGTCAAGGCAATGCTGTCACGATTGGATACGTTGTTCACGGGACTGCAGCCCTATTCTCTGGAGGAGAAGCTGCCGAAAGAAGTTGACCTTCCTCCTGTGTCGATCATTACATTGACTCGTAATCGTCGCCCGTTCATCCCACTTGCAAAGTATTCGTTCCTTGCCCAGACGTACCCCGAGCACCTTCTGGAGTGGGTTATCGTGGATGATGGTGACGACCCAATCAAGGATCTAGTGTCAGATCTTCCGAACGTTACCTACATTCTCACTGAACAGATGACCATCGGCGCAAAGCGCAATCTTGGTATCTCTCGTGCAAAGCATGACATTCTAGTCATGATGGACGATGACGATGTGTACCCGAATAACTCTGTGTTGAGTAGGGTTGCACATATGCTTGCAGAACCTCGACGCGAGTGTCTGTTTTCAACAGTCCTTCCGTGCTACGAGATTCATGACAAAAAGTCGTTCATGAATGTCCCCCCGATCACGTTGCCGATGTCTCAGCGTGTATCTGAGGCTACGATGTGTTTCACACGGGCGTTTTGGGAGAAGCAGAAGTTTCCTGATCAGCAGATTGCAGAGGGTGACGCATTCCTTCACGGTCGTGAAGACATGTGCCGGGAGTTTTCTCCCCAAGATGTGATTGTGAGTTTGTGTCATAAGAAGACCACGTCTAGCCGTAAGCCACCTGCGATGGAGGCGAATGGTTCTCATTATGGATTTTCAGATGAGTTGTTTACGCTGATTTCTGAGATTGCCCTGTGCCTGGATCACCAGACTTGAACGGGTAGTCTCCAACGCCTGAGAATGAC